AGACGTACTCGAAGGTTGCGCGAATCTGGTGAATGGCATCGACTGGATCGAAGAGGTGCATATTACGGAGACTGAAGACCTCCGAAATTACACCATCGACGTACCCGTGTTGAAGGCTAATTTACCAGGATTATACGTAACTCACGAGGGTCTTCCGGCTAGCACAAAACAGAGCTACAAGTCGGTTTCCCGTCAGGCTTATACCGGGCCACTTCAGCCCAGTTTGAGCTTTAGTTTACCGAATGAACTTCAGTGGCTGAACATTGCCGCTTTAGTCGCCGGTGGGAAATCCTTCCAAGCCTTTTCTAAACGATAGGGTGTAAAATCATGAGAACAGAAGCAACTGTCGGCCTGTTACGCAAGCTGCTGACCGATCGTGGTCACATCTTGCCTACGAAGTCCCATCCGGATTCAAAGTGTATCATTTTGAATCATGGTGAGTACCTAGTTAGCTTGATGTCCCAAGACGGTCAACTGATGGACCTCCTTAACGATCTTGATTCAGCCTTTGGTTTAGACTGGATTAAGGACGATGGAGATTTGTCAGTGGACTGTAACGTCCAATTTCTCGTTGGTTGCAGTGGTGCCGACTTTGATTTATGGGTCGATACCATTAAGTTCATTTGGTTCAGTCATGGTGTTACCGAAGCTTTGAGATTTATCAAAGCGACGGGCATCAGAATCTGGTCCAAGTGGACTATTAAACAACGGGAAGTTTACGTGGACAGCCTTGTTCTCATTGCTCAGAAGAGGTTGCGCTCTGTCGGTGTAAAACACCGAGAGATGGCGAACTTCTTTGCCGACCCTGGAAGTGCGAAAGCGCTTTCAGAGCCGGAGGCAGAGAGCTTGCAAGCGATACTTGATTTTACCGTAAAAGGAGAATCATTTTATGGGTAAGACCAAAACTGGAAACAGAGGTCGAAGCCGTACGGGTAGGTCCCGCAAGGGGTCAACCTATGTCGCTCATTACGCTATCAAGTTAGCTCAAGAGCTAGCCTGGCTGGCGTGGTGCTTGCGCTCTAGCCATCACGTGAAGATTGGAGTTTTATCTAATCTTAACGCCTATTCCGAGCCAAGTAACGACTGGCATTGGGATGAGCGTTTCTACACGTGATTCTGAGTAGGGAGTCCTATCGATGAGATTGGCTCTTTTACCATTTCAACTAAGAAAGGAAATGCCAAAATGGCAATAGCACTTACGTCGCCCGTTACGGGCGGTGCTCAGACGGGATTCACAGCGCCTACGTACACCCATGTTGTCGATGTTGCATTGGACACCAATGGGAAACAGTACGCTGTTACCGCCCTGGGTGGTACGCAAGCAGGTGTGCGGGCCCATTCTTCATCGGACCCTTTCACGTTCCTTTTCGTGAGGCCCAAGGTTTTCAAAGCCCTGGGAAAGCCACATCCTGTCACAGGTCTTCTCCAAAGTGTACCGAAGAACACCTTCCTGATCAAGATCGCTAAAGGAGCGATCCCTCTCGCGGGGCAACCAGCGTCAGTAATGACCGTCAGGTGCCTCATCGAGATTCCGGCAGGTGCGGACACCGCGGACCCGGCAAACCTCAGAGCAGCTATCTCGCTGCTCGTAGGTGCCGTCACCCAGCTTTCTGCTGGTCTTGGCGACACCTTGGTTACCGGGGTCTCCTAACAACCCGTAAGGGTAATCGGAGATACGGACCGTGGATATGAAGAGTGGCGTTTTTACCCTCATCATCGTGGTGATACTAGTCGCCTTCAATCCGGGCTTCTTCTGTTGGTTGGAAGGAGTCCAGTGCGAAGGTTGGGTCTTTAAGTCAACCCGAAAAACGACCTAGTCACTGCTAAAGGAGCGAAGTATGCAAGCATTTGCTACTGCGTTTCAACACCTTCAGGACGACTTGCCCAAAACAGACATCATGTTGACATCTGACATGGATCTGTCATCGGCACAAGCCCTCTGGCTGCGCAATTCATTCCTCAAGAAATTTGAGGACTCGAAAAGCGCGGATGCAGATTCGAAGGCGCTCGGGCTCTTTATTCGGAGCAACGAGCGCTGTAAGAATTTTGCATTAAAACCAGAGAGCTTGTTTCAGGACGTGTTGATCGAAGAGGTCAAAAACCTTTTTGACTCATACTTCCACGATGGCCCTAACCTAACCATGGACCTTTCTGCAATTTCGGAAGGTTTCATGACGGGTCCGGGCGCCAGCCGCGGTGCGATATCAGACAACTTTTACACAAAGTTGTTTGACTCAAACCTGACCGGCACAAGCGAGCGTCTTTACAGGGACTACCGGTGTGCAATCGTTGAATGGCCTACCTGGAATTCCGCTGAAATTGCGCGAGAGAACCAGATTAGGCACGCGATTGTAGAAGGTAACCGTCTTTCCTTTGTTCCTAAAACGTCAGTTATCTCGCGAACTATCTGTACCGAACCCAATCTGAATATGCTTTTTCAGAAAGGGATAGGTTCGATGATGGAAGGGCTCCTGGAACGTCGTTGGAAGCTTTCAATGACAGACCAGCAGTTCGTCAATCGTCGGCTAGCGTGCATGGGTAGTATAGATGGGTCATTTGGTACCATCGACCTCTCATGCGCGTCGGACAGTGTGTCGCTCAACCTCCTTCGTGAAGTATTGCCACCTTATGTATACAGGTGGTTGTTGCATACAAGGAGCCCGTTCGTCACTCTTCCAAGTGGTGAACGTAGTGAGCTGCACATGGTATCGTCCATGGGGAATGCTTTTACGTTTCCCCTGCAGACGTTACTATTTGCGAGCATTGTTGTAGCCAGCTATGGTATTCTGAGCATTCCGCTCATGGACCATTCCTCAAAAACCATGAACTTCGGAGTATTCGGCGATGATATTATCGTGACTCGAAAGAGTTACGATTTCATCGTGCGTGCTCTTGAGCTTTTTGGTTTCGAGGTAAACGCTGAAAAGTCGTTTAATACTGGCCACTTCCGTGAATCTTGTGGAGGGGATTACTTCCGGGGTAGTGATATCCGGGGAGTGTATATGAAACACCTCTCTACAAGCGCTGATGTTTACTCCATCATCAATCGTTTAGTACGGTGGTCTGCGCGGTCGGGGATTATGCTTCACCGAACCGTTCGCTATCTGTTAACACTGGTTGACTTCTTACCAGTGCCACCAGACGCGGGCGATGCGGAAGGCATAAAAGTCCCGGTAGCGCCGACCGGAATGCCAACTGACAGAGACACAGGCGGCGTAATTTATCGCTACCTGAGTGCTCGTCCAATGACATTCCGTTTACCGGAAAGCGTTGATGACCTTCGAAACTACCCAAATTTTAAGGGAAAGAGAAGAGAAATCTTTTTCAATCCCGATGGGCTGTTGACAAGTGTGGTCGGAGGTTTTATTAGGAACGGACGTATCTCTGTTCGATCGAACAGGGTTAGGTTCAAAATCCGTCGTCGTGTAACCTCCTCCTGGAGGGACGCGAACGCGGTAGGGGCTAAAGAACCCCTAGGCAGTCGCTGGAAGGCGGCTGCCGAAATGCTCTTAACTTAAGAGCATACCCACAAGAGGATTAAATTCCTCTACCCACA